GTCGCCCGCGAGAGCGAGCACCCGCGAGCGTACGAAGTATTATCAGGTATGATTAAAAATGTATCTGATGTAAATGATAGATTGATGGATTTGAATAAGAAGCAGAAAGAAATTAATCGGGAAGAAGTAAAACAAGTTAGTAGTACTACTAATAATGTATTTCTCGGTTCTACATCTGATCTTCAAAAACTATTACAAAATGATAAAGAAATTATAGATGTTACACCAAAATGAGAATTACCTCGGTAATCCAAATGTAAAACGTGACGGTGTACTTCAAGAATGGTCTGAAGATCTAGTTAGAGAATATGCAAAATGCATGGGTGATCCTATATACTTTGCAGAAAAATACTGTAAAGTAATTTCTCTAGATGATGGATTAGTTCCATTTAAATTATATCCCTATCAAAAGAATATGTTTAGGCACTTTAATGAGCATCGGTTTAACATTGTATTGGCTTGCAGACAATCAGGAAAATCGATATCGGCCTGTGCGTACTTACTCTGGTTTTCATTATTCAATTCAGAAAAAACGGTGGCGGTTCTTGCGAATAAAGGGGCAACTGCTAGGGAAATGTTATCTCGTATCACGCTTATGCTGGAAAACATTCCGTTCTTTCTTCAACCGGGATGTAAAGCGCTTAATAAAGGATCAATTGAATTTAGCAATAACAGCCGTATCATTGCTTCTGCTACTAGTGGTAGCTCTATTCGCGGTCTTTCAGTAAACCTCCTATATCTAGACGAATTTGCCTTTGTAGAAAGAGCAGCAGAGTTTTATACGTCAACCTATCCTGTGGTATCTGCTGGTAAAGATACAAAGATTATTGTTACCTCTACTGCAAACGGTATTGGTAATACTTTCTATAAGATATGGGAAGGCGCAACTCAAGGTATAAACGAATTTAATCCATTTAGGGTTGATTGGTGGGATGTACCAGGTCGTGACGAAGGATGGAAAAAGCAAACAGTAGCAAATACTTCTCAATTACAATTTGATCAGGAATTTGGCAATACATTCTTCGGCACCGGTGATACACTTATTAATGCAGAAACACTAATGGGATTTAGAGCCGGAAAATATGAAAAAATATTAGAAGGTGGTAACCTTATTGTTTATAAGGAACCTTTAAAGAATCATGATTATATTATGACAGTCGATGTTGCGAAGGGAAGAGGTCAGGACTATTCAACTTTTAACTTGATCGATATTAGCGTCCGCCCGTTTCAACAGGTTGCTGTATATCGCAATAACACTATCTCTCCTTTGCTCTTCCCGAATATTATTTATAAATACGCAAAGTCTTACAATGATGCTTATGTAGTAATTGAATCAAATGACCAAGGAACAGTTGTCTGCAATGGTTTATATCATGATTTAGAATATGAAAATGTACATGTTGAATCTGCTGTAAAAGCAAATGCAATTGGTATTGAAATGAATCGTAAGGTTAAAAGACTTGGATGTTCTGCCATTAAAGATATATTAGAAAATAATAAGCTAAATATCGTAGATGAAAATACTATTATGGAGATATCAACATTTGTTGCAAAGGGCCAATCCTATGAAGCATCTGATGGTAACCATGATGATTTAATGATGAATCTAGTTATGTTTGGTTATTTTTCATCGACTCAGTATTTTGGTGATATGACCGATATTAATTTAAAAGATATGTTATTTAAACATAAAATGAAAGAGATTGAAGATGATATTGTACCATTTGGCTTTATTGACGATGCATCAGATCATATTCAAAAGATTGAACAAGAAGAGTCGCCATGGGCGATAGAATACTCTAACGAGTTATAAAATTGCAATTATTATAAATAATACTAATTGAACAACCGTATTATGAAATTCTTATAATTCGTAACCGAGAAGGAAAAAAATATGGCACTCTTTACACCGTCCGAATCACCAGCGGTTGTCGTCAAAGAGATAGATCTGACTGGCGGTGTGCCAAATGTCCAGTCAACTACAGGCGCAATCGTAGGTAATTTTAGATGGGGTCCAGTTGGTCAGCGAACAGCTATCGCCAATGAAGCAGAATTGGTAGAAAATTTCGCTTCACCAGACTCCGCTAACACAATAGATTTTCATAGCGCAGCATACTACCTGCGTTATTCAAACTCCCTACAAGTAGTAAGAGAAGCAACTTCTGCATGTTATAACGCTCGTTCAACAACGGGCCAATTAGCATCTGATAGTGGTGGATCTTTACCATTAGAAAAAATTAATAATGCTGCTGATTTCGATACACAAAAAGCTGCTCTAGACTCAGACAGCCATACGTTCTTAGCAAAATATCCAGGTGAGTTAGGCAACTCATTACAGGTACAAGTATGTCCAGCAAGTTCTGTAGCATTTAATGCATGGTCATATTCATCACAATTTGATCGTAGGCCAGGTACTAGTTCTTATGCTATTCAGCGTGGAGCATTTAACGATGAGGTACATGTTGCTGTAATCGATAAAAGTGGTAAATTTACTGGTACACAAGGTACGGTACTAGAAACATTTCCATTTGTTTCAGTTGCATCTGATGCAAAAAGTCTTGAAGGACAAACTAACTACATAAAAGATGTTATTAACAGCAAATCTCAATACATTTGGCTTGCTGGATTTGATTCTGATATGTCGAATTCGTCTGCAGCGGCTGGTACAACTGTTGATAGCGGAGATAATTTTGCCACTGGACTATCTGTTGCATCAGTCTACAATTTTGGCGCCGGCGCCAATTCTGGCGTATTGACTACTACTGAATTTTTATCAGGATTCGATCTTTTCGAAGATAAGGATATAGTAGAAGTAGACTTTTTAATTGCACCGGGTATGACAGCACGTGTTGATCAAACAACTGTAGTTAACGACCTAATTTCTTCTGCCGTAGCTAGAAAAGATTGTATTGCCGTAGCATCACCAGCAAGAAGTGATGTAGTAGGTGTTAACTCTGCAGCAACTGCAGTTAGTAATGTAGATACTACTGCAGATACTTTTACAAACTCTTCATACTTAGTAGCTGACAATAACTACTTAAAGGTATATGATAAGTACAACGATCAATATATCGAAATTCCTGCAGCATCTTCTACAGCAGGCATTATGGCAGCAACAGACCTTAACCGTGCTCCTTGGTTCTCACCAGCAGGTTCACGTCGGGGTCAATACCTAGGTATTACTGGTCTATCATACACACCTACAAAGGCACAAAGAGATACTTTGTACAAAGGAGGAGTAAATCCGATTGCTAATATCCCAGGTCAGGGTGTTATCTTATTCGGTGATAAGACAGGCCTTAACAGACCTTCTGCATTCGATCGTATTAACGTACGTCGTCTCTTCTTGGTACTCGAAAGAGCAATTAGTAGAGCAGCAGAGCAAGTTATGTTCGAATTCAATGATGAATTTACAAGAGCAGAATTTGTTAACATCGTAGAGCCAGTATTAAGAGAAGTAAAAGGCAGACGTGGTATTACTGACTTCCGTGTCGTTTGTGACGAAACAAACAATACAGCAGCAGTAATTGACCGTAATGAGTTCATCGCCAACATCTTCATCAAGCCGGCACGTTCCATCAACTATGTCACTTTGAACTTTGTGGCAGTTAGAACTGGCGTCGACTTCGAAGAAGTCGTAGGCACAGTTTAATAGCGCTAAGGAGATAATAAAATGGCAATATTAGGAGTTGATGATTTTAAGTCCAAACTCAGAGGTGGTGGCGCTAGACCTAATCTATTCAAAGCTACTATTAACTTTCCGGGTTATGCAAATGGTGATCCTGAATTAACGTCTTTCCTTTGCGAAACGGCGCAACTTCCAGGATCTACAATGGGTATTATTGTAGTACCATTTCGCGGACGTCAGCTAAAAATGGCCGGTGATCGTACATTCGCAGAATGGACAGTTACTATCATTAATGACACCGACTTTGCAGTTCGGAATTCAGTTGAGCGTTGGATGAACGGTATGAATGCACATAGTGCAAATACCGGTCTAACTTCACCAATTGATTACGAAGCAGACTTAAGAGTAGAACAATTGGATAGAGATGGAAGTTCACTTAAGGAATACATTTTCCGCGGTGCATTCCCAACTGATCTAAGCCCAATCGATCTGAACTATGGATCAAACGATGAGATCGAAAGATTTCAGGTTACGTTCCAGTATCAGTATTTTGATAGCTTAAATCCGTCTACTACATCTTAGATAAATATATGAAAGAGAGCGGGTTCGCTCGCTCTCTTCTTACTCTAATTAGGAATTTATAATGGCAGATAATAGATCACTTAAGTTATTTGGCTTTGAAATTAAAAAAGCAGAAACTGAAGATCCGAAGAAAAGACCTTCGATCGTACCTGCTCGTGACGATGACGGCGCAGGTTACGTAACTGCAGCTGGTACTCATTATGGGCAATACATTAATATCGATGGCGATGATTCAAAAGATAATTACCACTTAATTATGAAATATCGTGGTGTTGCTATGCATCCTGAAGTAGACATGGCTATTGAAGATATTACTAATGAATCAATTGCCGGCGGTGAACTAGAACAATCCGTTGATGTTAATATGGATAATCTTGAGCAAAGCGATAAGATTAAAAAGATTATTAAAGAAGAATTCGATAACATTTATAGTATGCTAAACTTTAATGAATTAGGTCATGATATCTTTAGAAGATGGTATGTAGATGGACGTATTTTCCATCACTTAGTTGTAAATGAATCTAATTTAAAAGCAGGTATTCAAGAGATTCGTCCTATCGATTCTGCAAAAATGCGGAAAGTTAAACAGGTTAAAAAGAAAAAAGATCCTCAAACCGGTGTTAATTTAATCGAAAAAGTAGATGAATATTATATTTACCAAGAAAAGCCGGGACAAGCAAACTCAGGTGTAAAACTTACACTTGATTCAGTTTCATATTGTACATCTGGTCTTCTCGATGAAGGTCGTAAGAAAGTTATTTCTTATCTTCATAAAGCACTTAAACCAATTAATCAATTACGTATGATGGAAGATTCTTTAGTCATCTATCGTCTCGCACGTGCGCCCGAGCGTCGTATTTTTTATATTGATGTAGGTAACTTACCAAGAGGTAAAGCTGAACAATATATGAAAGATATTATGGCACGTTATCGTAACAAATTAGTTTACGATGCAGCTACTGGCGAAATCAGAGATGATCGTAAGCATATGTCTATGCTAGAAGATTTTTGGTTACCTAGACGTGAAGGTGGACGTGGTACTGAAATTAGTACTTTACCCGGTGGTGAAAATCTAGGACAAATTGATGATATTGTTTATTTCCAAAAAAGATTATATCGTTCTTTAAATGTACCT